ATTATGTTAAGAATCATTCGTGGGATTACGTTGATGCTGCATTAGGCGGTATTATCGGATTACTTTTATTCATCATTATAGTGAGTTAGAATCATGCAAAGAAGTCAAATATTAGCTATGGAAAGGGAAGTTAAAAAACCTGCTCCTAAGAAAACTGAAAAAACTGAAAAAAAGCCAACAACCAAAAAAGGTTAAGTAATGGATAAGTTAGAATTTAATGCTTTAGTGCGTAATGAGATTGAAAACGCATTAGGGTATTATGACTCAGAATATGGTACAGATCGCATAACAGCCATGAACTATTATATGGGCGAGGAGTTTGGAAACGAACAAGAAGGTCGCTCTAAAGTTGTTACAACAGAAGTTGCCGACACTATTGAGTTCATCATGCCAAGCCTTATGCGTACTTTTACTCAGACAGACGAATTTGTAAGGTTCATGCCTCGTCAACCTGAAGATGTAGAAGGTGCAAAACAGGCAACATCTTATGCAAATTATGTGCTTAACTGTCAAAACAACGGATTTGTTGTTCTGCATAACTTCTTTAAAGACGCATTATTGCAAAAAATTGGCGTTGTTAAAGTGTATTATGATGAGACAGAAGAAGCCCAAGAAGAAGAATATACTGGGTTATCTGATGACGAGCTAACATTATTACTACAAGACTCTAATGTTGAGATAGTATCACAAAACACAGAAGAATATGGTGAGGAAGGTGTTGATGAGATGGGTATGCCTGTTTCGGATTATTCCGTTTCTCATGATGTTGTTGTAAAACGTATGTCTTATGGTGGTATGATTAAAATTGACAACATTCCGCCTGAAGAATTTTTAGTATCAAAGAAAGCATCATCTATTGAAGATGCTGATTTTGTAGCCCACCGCACAACTATGAAAGTAAGTGACCTTATACAAATGGGTTATGACCGAGACACAGTTGAAAAATATGCAGGATATACAGAGTTAGACTCTAGTTCCGAAGTTGCAAATCGTTTTGAAGATATTGAAAGTAGTGACACAACCGACTCTAGCGATATGTCAATGCGTGATGTGTTAGTTGTTGAATCTTATATTAAATCTGATTATGACGGAGATGGTGTTGCTGAGTTACGCAGAGTTGTAACATTAGGTAGCGGTTTTGAAGTAGTAGAAAACGAAACCTTTGACCATGTTCCTTTTGCCTGTTTATCACCAATATTAATGCCACACAGATTAGTGGGTAGAAGTATTGCCGAACTTATTATGGACTTGCAGTTGATTAAATCAACAGTTATGCGTCAGTTGTTAGATAATATATATCTTACAAATAATGCTCGTGTAGCTGCCGTAGAAGGACAAGTTAATCTTGATGATTTATTAAACTCAAAAGCAGGCGGTATAATTCGTATGAGGCAACCTAACTCAGTTCAGGTGCTTCAGCCTCCTTTAGTTGGGCAAAACGCATTTAGCCTGCTTCAATATTTAGACGAGATAAAAGAACAGCGTACTGGTTTATCTAAAGCGTCTATGGGTCTTGATGCAGATGCACTACAAAGCACAACAGCTACTGCGGTTGCTGCACAAATGAGTGCTGCACAAGGTAAAATTGAGATGATTGCAAGAGTGTTTGCAGAGACAGGTGTTAAACAACTGTTTAGACTTGTGCTTACATTATGCCTACATCATGGCAAAAAAGAACAAATGATACGTCTTAACAACAAGTTTGTACCTATTGACCCTTCTAACTGGAAACATGAGTATGATTTAACAGTTAATGTAGGGTTAGGTTCTGGTCAAACTAACGAAAAAATGGCGTTCCTTGCACAAATGGCACAAAAACAAGAACAAATATTGCTTCAAATGGGTGCTGAGAACCCATTAGTAGATTTACAGCAATATAGAAATACTCTTGCCGAGCTTGCAAGTATGGCAGGATTTAAAGATGCAACAAGATTCTTTAAAAACCCAGAAGATACACCTCCGCAACCACAGCAACCTCCTCCCCCTAGTGAAGCTGAGATGAAGATGCAATTTGAACAACAAAAATTCCAAGCTGAATTAGAGTTGCAAAAGGCTAAACAAGCTGCTGAGTTAGAATTAAAACGTGAAGAACTACAAATGAAGATGCAAATACGTCAAGAAGAACTACGTTATGAAGCACAGTTAAGAGGATTTGAACAGCAATTAGGTGCTAACCCATCTACTAATTTACCGAGAGTCGAGTAATGGATCAAGAAACATTAGATATATTAGCTGGATTAAACGCTGCACAACCAACAACACAGCAAGTAGATTATTCAGGGTTTATGCAAGATTTTCAACCTGTACAAAACTATCCTAATTATTTTGTTCCACAACAAGGTTTATTACAAAACACACCTACATTAGACACATTGTCAAATTTAGATGTTATGCAACAAAGACCACAACTTGTAACAAATATGCTTGACCAATACCCAACACTTGAAAATGACTTTCAAAGAAGTTTTGCTGTTAATCCTGACACATTTAACATGAATGTTTATCAACCATTACCTTATGATGCTGATTACTGGAACTCTTTTGTTAATCAAGGTGGAAGTACAACTGGTGGTGGTGTTGATTTAGGTTCTATAGCTGCTGGTGGTTTATTGGCTAGTAAATTATTAGGCGGTGATGATGACACTACGATTACACCAACTGATGACACTACGATTACACCAGTAGACCCAAATATTATTATTCCTACTATAACACTTGATGATGATACTACAGTTATTACAGGGAAAGGTTCTGAAACTAGTACATCAGGAACAGATGTTGTAAATGTAACAGTAACAACAGATGATGATACTAATGTAACAGGAAAAGGTGACGAAACTTCTACAAGTGGAACAGATGTTGTAAATGTAACAGTTAATGATGATGATACTAATGCAACAGGTAAGGGTGATGATACCTCTATTTCTGGAACAGATGTTTTAAAGGTAACATCAACAGAAAACACAAATAATAATCAAGGCACAGGAAGTGACACTTCTACAAATCAAACAGATGTTTCTAGTATTTCTAGTAATTTTGATCCAACAGATACTTCAACATGGGTATGGGGTGGAAGTCCTATAACATTTAATGTAAATAGAACAAATGGTACTACTGATGTTATTAAAATTGACTCAAAAGAACAATTAGATAGATTAATAAATTCACAAAATAAACTTGCAAAAAACAAAGGGGTTGGTAAAACTGTTTTTGATTCTCGTTTAATTAATACAGCATTAAGTAATAATTTATTAAATACTGGTGGAGGATTAAATTTTACAACTGAATTTGGAGTTAATGAAACAGGTTTAACTGGTACAGGTAATAATGCTAGTAATTCAAATTTAAGTAACTCTGTTAATAATCAAACAAATTTACTTTCTAATAATACTTTTTCTGTTGGAGATAAAATTTTTTTACAAAATAGTGACGGAACTTTTGCACAACAAATACAAACTATTGACCCAATAAGCAATAAAGTTCAAACAACATTTGTTGATGTTGATGGCGACCCAAGAGGTATGTTTGATAGAGTTAAAGGTGGTTTTACAGACTTTATGAATAATCCTCTTAATGAAGGTTTTGGTGCTGCAGGTTCAGGATTAAATGATGCAACACAATTTACAGGTGGTGAATTATTATCTTTAGGTGGTGGTTTATTAAGTTTAAATGCTGCACTTGAAGAAGCAACACCAACAAATGTTTTTGGTTCTGCAGTTGGAATTGGTGCATCAGGGTTATTAGGTGGAACTGCTCAAGCTCTTGCAACTAATCCATTAACAGCACCTATTGGTATGGCATTATTATTTGCAGAAGGTTTACAAGCTGACCCATCTAATAAAACAGGTTTTGGTGGTTTTGATTTAGCAACCTCATCAAGTGAAGATTTTGGTATGGGTGGCGATAAATTTAAACAAGGCAATGTTGATAAAGCATCAGCAATATCACAAGGTATGGGTACTGCTATTAATACTATTGCAGATGGCTTTGGTTTAAAAACACAAGGTGATGTTTTAGTGCAAACAGGTAATCGTGACCCATTAAGTGTAACTTACGGCAATCAAGAAACAGAACAAACTGCAGATAATAGATTAAATTATAATCCTGAAACTGGAGATATTATTAATTCTACAGATGATATTCAAAGATTTTATTACACAGGTGAAAATGGTTTTGATGCTAATATGTTGGCAAATGATTTAATACAAGGCACAACTTTATTATCTTTAAAAGCTGTTGCAAATGATGAAGATACAATAGATATTTCAAATCTTAGTAAAGTTTCACAATCACCTGACGCTTATAAAAATTCTTTATTGTCACAAGGAT